CAAGAAACTCCGTGAGCAATTGCGTCGCTCTGGTAATAAGAACGATGCGGCTCGTATATTCGAACGATTGTTATAAAGGAATAAATCATGGCTCAGTACAAAACATATGACGCGGCTGGACTGCGTGAAGACCTTACCGATGTCATCTATGACATTTCTCCCACCGATACCCCGATCATGTCCTCGATCGGTAAAGGCAAAGCTACTGCCGTTTATCACGAATGGCAGACGGACAGCCTAGCCGCTGCTACGACTGGCAACGCTGCGGTCGAAGGTGCAACCGCTACGGAAGCTGATCTTTCGCCTACCGTTCGTCTTGGTAACTACACCCAGATCGTCCAGAAGACCATTATGATCTCTGGCACGCTTGAGGCTGTAGACAAGGCTGGCCGCAAGTCTGAGAAGGCTTATCAGCTTGCCAAGGCTTCTGCCGAGATCAAGCGCGACATCGAGGCCACCATCACTGCCAACCAAGGCCGTGACGCTGGCACGGGTTCCGCTGCTCGCAAGATGGCTTCCCTGCTGTCCTGGATCAAGACCAACACCAACAAGCGTGATTCGACCACGACTGGAACCGATCCCACGACGATTGGCGTTTCGACTCGCGGCGATGGTACGACCCGTACCTTTACCGAGACCCTCCTGAAAGACGTTGTTCAGAAGGTATTTACCTCTGGCGGCACGCCGACTCTGTTGGTTGTTCCTCCCGCTGGTAAGCAGAAGGTTTCGGAGTTTACGGGTATCTCCCAGCATCGCATTAACACCACGGGAACCGGCAAGGTCACAATCCTTGCTGGTGCTGACCTCTACCAGAGCGATTTCGGCGTTCTCCAGGTTGTTCCTGACCGCTTTATGCGGACTCGCGATGCGCTCGTACTTGATCCTGAGTACGCTGCTATGGCCTTCCTCCGTCCGTTCAGCACGAACGAACTGGCTCGGGTTGGTGACGCTGAGAAGACCCAGATCATCGCTGAGTTGACTCTTGAGGTTCGCAACGAGGCTGCACACGGCATCATCGCTGACCTGAACTTCAGCCTGTAGTTGACTGTTTAGTTTAGGCGTGTAGAATAGGGGGTGGGCAACTGCCCCCTATTTTTTTAGGATACCGATGAGGAAACTCGGAGAAGATACAAACTGGGCTGGGGTCAAAACCACGTTTTACGAGGGCGACAACGGTCAAGTCATCATAGAGAACACCCAGGACATTACCGCTGTGCTTGAGTCCAACAAATCGCGTTATGCGGCTACGGACGAACGGGCAAAGTGGGGCGAATTAGAACATATTGGCTGGATACCTGATTCAGTAATCATAGAACTGAACAGGCGAAATATCATGCGTGGCTACGCAGTTGTAGACCAGAAGAAGTTTAAGGCATGGTTGAACGATCCAGACAATAGGCATTTTCGCAGCAGACCTGGGAGAGTTTAATGAGAGTAGGTATTTGCATCCCCAGCCGTGGGGATATGATGATTGGTACGGCGTTTGATCTTGCAACACTCTGCGGTTATGACAGTAGGTTTCGAGAGGGCGACCAGGCGATCTACACGGTTGCTGGAACCCTGATCTTTGACCAGAGAAACAAACTAGCGCAGGCGGCTCTGGATGGTGGATGCGACTACATTCTGTGGATAGACGCAGATATGCGGTTCCCAAAGAACACCTTAGAGCGACTGATAGCGCACGACAAAGACATTGTTGGGGTAAATGCTACGACTCGGGCGGTTCCTGTAGGCCCGACGGCAAAGAATCTGAAGATTGACTTTGAGAAGAAGGAGAACCATTGGTACTCCATAAACTCTAAAAACAAGCAAGGAATCGAGCGTGTGACCGCGATTGGTTGCGGTGTGATGCTGGTAAAGGCAGAGGTTTACAGGAAGACTCCGAAGCCTTGGTTCTACTTTTACGAGTTACCTGGAGGCAAGACTCTGGGTGAAGATGTTCACTTCTGTGTTGCGGCGAATGACGCGGGTTTTGAAACCTGGGTAGATCACACTCTGTCGCAAGAGATCGGTCACATAGGCCAGTACACTTATTCATGGGCAGACTTCAAAGATGAGTCTAAGCAACTACAGCGACCTCAAAACAACGGTCGCAAACTACCTCGGAAGAAGTGACCTAACCTCACAGATTCCGACCTTTATATCTCTTGCTGAGATTCGTCTTGCGCGGCAGTTACGCCTGCGCCAGATGCTCAAAGTAGTCTCAAGTACGACAACCGCTGGAGACGGAACAGTAGGTCTTCCTAGTGATTTCCTGAGTGTGCGGGACTTTTATGTAGATGTGAGTCCCAGACAGCCTCTGTCGTACCTTTCCCCTAGTGCGTTTACCAGAGATGCGAGACCGCATGAGTCTGGTAAGCCTGTTTTCTATACGCAGCGCGGCTTAGAGTTTGAGTTAGCCCCACAGCCTGATACGGCGTATGTCGTGGTGCTTCTTTACTACGCTAAGCCCGCGGCACTAAGCGATACCAACGCAAGCAATGTGTTTATGGCCAACTGCCCAGATGCGCTTTTGTATGCAGCATTGCTTGAGGCAGAGCCTTATATTATGAATGATGCGCGGTTAGCAACCTGGACGCAGCTTTACTCTAGCGCGATTACCTCCCTGGCTGAGTCTGACAACTCAAGCGAATATGCGGGAGTTCCCTTATCTATGTCTGTTACCAAGAGGTAAAAAATGGCCGAACTTAGCAACTACCTAGAGAACAAGCTGCTTGACCATGTTCTCCGCAATGTTTCTTACACTTCTCCCACGACCGTTTATGTCGGGCTGTTTACTGATGACCCGACAGATGCTGGAACGGGTACAGAGGTTTCTGGCGGCTCGTATGCGCGTCAGATTCTTTCTGTGACCACCGCAACTGGTGGAATCGTTACGTCTTCTGCGGATGTGACATTTCCACAATGCACCGCGTCTTGGGGGACTGTATCGCATATCGGTTTGTTAGATGCTTTATCATCTGGCAATTTGCTTATGCACACAGCATTAACAACATCAAAAACAATTGACGAAGGCGATATTTTCAAGATTCCAACTTCGTCCCTTACCGCAAGCCTTGACTAAATGGCAGATCAATGCGGGCCGTGGACGCTAGACCAGCTTGATGCGTTTGGGTCAATAGATGACCTGTTGGTCAGTTTAGACAGTCCAGTTTATGAATCAGCCAACACTTGTATTTTAGAATCTTCTGGATCAATACAAGGAGAAGGTGATTTAATTGTTTCAGCAATTGTTGGGGCTGGGATTACCGGCGAAGCAAATATAATTGGAGTTGGGGCTTTAGCTGCAACGGCTACAAGAACAAAAACGGTACAAGCCACAATTTTGGGCGTTGGAAATTTAGAGGTAACTGGAGCAAAAGAATTTTTAAGTGGCGCACAAATTCAAGGTACTTGCAGTTTAACGGTAAATGGTGCAAGGCAATTTAATTTTATTGTTGAATTGTCTGGTGTTGGCGAGTTAACAGCGAATTCAAATGCAGAGTTTTCGTTTCGGCCAGAGTTTTCTGGAATTTCTAACGTATCGGCTTTGGGTGGAATCATCATAAATGGCTCTGGAAATGTCCAGGCAAATGGGAGTCTTTTTTCTGATAGTTACATATATGGCGAAGAATGGAAGCCCGTATCAGATGAAACAAATAATTGGACACTTGTGCCGACAGAAAGCAATGTTTGGTCTTTAATTCCATCAGGGTCTAACCAATGGCAATCACGCGGATAGATTTTACAGAGTGGCTACCTGACCAACCTGGCGTTGTTGGTGCTCTGACAAATGCTCTAAATGTATTTCCAAAAGCTATTGGTTACGGCCCATTCCCAAACGAGGAAGATTATTCTAATGCGGCTACAGAGGACTTAAACAGCGTTGCTGCGGACAAAGACAATGCTGGTGTGGTTCGTCTGTTTGCTGGTAGTGCTACAAAACTGTGGCTGTTTAATTCGTCAAACAACAATTTGGACGATGTTTCTGGTTCTACTTATACCTCAACTGACAAGTGGCGGTTTGTGCGGTTTGGCGATTACTTTATTGCAAGCAACAACAAAAACAAACTCCAGTATTACGACCTGACAACTACTGGAGACTTTGCGGATTTGGACGCGAGTGCTCCTACTGCAAAACTGATTACGGTGGTTCGAGACTTTGTTGTTGTAGGAAATACAACATCTGCGTCTGACGAGGTGCGGTGGTCTGGTATCAACAACCCAACGACTTGGGCATCTAGCGCGGTTACGCAGTCGGACTTCCAAAGGATTCCTGACGGTGGACAAATTCGTGGTCTTACTGGGGGTGAGTTTGGATTGGTGTTGTTAGAAAAGTCTATCGTGCGGATGTCGTATGTTGGAACTCCTCTCATATTTCAGTTTGACAACATTTCTAGGAATCTAGGGTGTTATGAGTCCAACTCAGTCGCGCAATGGAAAGGCATTACATACTTTTTGTCAGATGATGGCTTTTACTCTTGCGATGGCCAGAATTTAGAAGCTATTGGCGCAGAAAAAATAAACAGATTTTTTTGGTCTTCTTTAAGAGAAGAGGTAATTTCCCAGATGTCCACGGCGGTAGACCCATTCAGAAGCCTTGTGATTTGGGGATATCCTACAGACGAAGGGTATCGCTTACTTGTTTACCACACTCAAACAAAACGTTGGAGTTATGTGGACACAAACGTAAATCGCATATCTGATGTTTTTACCCCGTCAACATCTTTGGAGGCACTGGATAACTTTTCGTCTTCGCTAGATAATTTGACAGCATCTTTAGATTCTAGGCAATGGGTAGGTGGCAAGCTGCTTCTCTCAGGTGTGCGCGGGGGGAAGATCATCAACTTTGTGGGTGCAAACAAGCCTGCAAGACTTACTACTGCTGACATACAGAGCGATGGCACGATGAGTATGGTTACTCTTGTGAAGCCAATCATAGACGCTGGTTCTGCGAGTATGTCTATTGCTTCCCGCATGAATCTTTCTCAGGCTGTAGCATTTGGAGCATCTAGCGCAGCGGACGCGGAAAATCGTGCGGGGTTTAGGTCTTTAGGCAAGTACCACAGGATTCAGGTAGAGCCTAGTGGCAACTGGACAACCGCGATTGGTGTAGAGGCAGAGGTTCAGCCTGCGGGGATGCGGTAATGCAGTTTCGCAGACTGCCTCCGTTCGGTGGCGATCCTCGGGCAGTAGCGGAGATTCTCAACCTGGTATTGGATGGCAAGACCAACAATACTGGCTTGATTACGCTAAACACAGGGAATGTCACAAGCACAACCTTGTACGACGAACGTATCTCTGTGGATACAAAGATTGTCCTGATTCCGTTCTCGGATGCTGCGGAAACAGATACGGCTCCGTATGGCGAGTTCTTAAACACTACAGACCAGACTGCACCTAGTACGGGAACAAGTGCTCTCGTAGAGTGGGATACGACAGGAGACGCAAGTGGCGTTTACCTATCTAACACCACGCGATTAAATGTCAGAAACGCTGGTACTTACAATGTGCAGTACAACCTGCAACTAGCCAACTCTACGAACGATGGCCAATATGCTGATGTTTGGCTGCGGAAGAATGGGTCTAATGTAGCCGACACCGCAAGACGATATTACCTAGTAGCAAGAAAGAGTGCATCTGAGCCTAGTCACGTTGTTGCGGTATCTAACCATTTGGTTGATCTAGCTGCAAATGACTATGTAGAGGTGGCTGGATCGGTTTCTGACGTTGGCGTGACGCTAGAGCATTTTGCGGCAGATGGTACTGTTCCAAAGCCTGCTACACCTGCGGCATTAGTAAGTATCAATTATGTTGCACCATACGCTTACAGCAACATTTATGTATCTTCTCAGTCTAAGGGTGAGGCGGTGATCTCACACTTTAGCAACGACACGGCGAACAAGACTTACGCATATATACTGGTGGGATAAATGGCGACTAACTTTCTAACAGGGCAGACCCAGTTTTTGGGG